AAACGATAGGTCGCTTCTGTTACTACAGTAAAGAAGTCCCCTGCCCACAAACAGGCTTCCGCCCGTACATGTGGACAAGTAAGCCTATCTCAGAGGATGATTGGAAGGACCAGTTCGACCCCGAATCAGTGGTCGACTGGTTGGAAGAAAACATCGAAGGTAGCCTAGTTAGTGGTGACTATAAGGGAGCAACAGACAACCTGAATCCGGAGCTTTCGGCCTTTACGGCAAAGCTCATCGCAGAAGAGGTAACTGTCTGCTCGACAGCTAGAGAGAAAATATCGCAGACCATCTGGTCTCGGATTCTCACTGACTGCTTAGTCAACCACTTATTGGGCCATCACCAGAAGCGTGACGTCATCACGTGTAAGGAAGAGGTCGCAGCAGAATTTAATATTCTCTACGGTCCCCACACCCCGAATCCCGAGATGGGAAAACAGGAGTGGGGTCAGCTAATGGGTTCTCCCGTTAGTTTCCCTATCCTTAACCTGATCAACGCCGCGGCCACGGCCGTAGGGCTTGGCTGGAGACGCTCTGGTAAGGTTCGACTCTTAGACTGTCTAGTCTTGTATAACGTACACACAAACGGCGACGACGTCGCTTTCTTGTGTCCGGACAACAAGACCTATGCAGCCTGGGGTCGGGCTACCTCCGCTGTGGGACTTGCGCCCTCCTTGGGAAAGAACTACCGTTCTCGAGAATTCTTAATCATCAACTCTGAGTTACGTATCCTTACGGATTCGTACCCGGAGCATGAAGTAGTAGAACTCGACGGACGGGAAGAGAAGTTGTCAGATGTCGTGTACGGACCGCGTTGGTTCTACACGAACTTCTTGAACTTGTCTGTTCTTTTCGGGATGGAGGCCAAGGGGCCACAGAGTGGAAGTTCCGTGTTTGATAAGACACCCTACTTCCAGACTGGCGACTACGCACAGGCGTTAGTGCGTGGTGTGGACGAGGAGACGAGAATACGCTGGATGTACGCGTTCACCCAATACTGGCGACCTGTATTGGATCGTGCACCAGCCAATTGCATTTGGGAGGCCCCCTACGCGTTAGGAGGCCTGGGGTTACCGGCGTTCCGGACAACTGTCAAGTTTCCGGAGACTGCCCTTAAAGCGGCAGCTTATGTGGCCTGTTTGGACACAAAAGCTCGGTTAAGAATCATAACGCCCCCTTCCGTCCGTGCGGATTCAACTCCCTGGACAGACCAGATTGCAAAGTTCTCTCAGAGCGGCACCGTCGTTGAGCGGGTTGTCGATCGCCGATCAGTGATCGAACAGCTTGGTCAGGCTGCAGCGTTCAAGGAGGGTGGAACCTCCGCGACTTGGGGTGAGTTCTTAACTGACTTCGACCCCTACGACGAAGAATCAACAGAAACCATGTGGGATCATCTCCGCAAAGCGATCCGCGAGTTGGTGTGGCGTAAGCCCCATCGCTTGGGATCTGGAGATATCTGCCCGGGCTGGGACTCCGACGTCGGTTGGTACCTGGAGGGGGAGGAGGGGACGAAAGTCTCCTGCCCCGCCCCCTCGTGGCATCCAATCGAGGAGGGTCCTACCGGATTGGTCTCTGTTGATTTCTCTAACTTCATACGTGCTTATCCATCCGGTGTTCAATGTGGTTCTATCAGCTGGTTATCAATCCAGTGGTTCTACCCCCATTTGTTCAAACGGATGGTCCGTGTCCCCTCTCCTAAGGCA